TATGAGACCTCTAAGCAAACTGTAACCACTTGGTTGACTAGTAAGAGTACCCTTACAACCTATGATACGAGTCATCAGACATTAACTACTTGGACTACTGCGTGGCAGACAAGTAAGAATACTACGACTACATATAATACGTCTAAGTCGACTTTAACTACTTGGCAGACAAGTAGGACGACTCAAACTACTACTACATACGAAACATCTAAGCAAACTGTGACAAGTTATTTAACTTCTAAGCAGACTTTAACTACATATAATACTAGTAAATCAACCTTAACAACTTGGCAAACTTATTTTAATACTACGAAGCAAACAGGTACTACGGTTAGCACAACTAAGCAGACCGCAACTACCTATCAGACATCTAAACAGACTGCTACTACGTATGAAACGTCTAAGCAGACAGTTACTTCGTATTTGACATCAAAACAAACTAGTACCTCAAGGGATACTACATTACAGACGAATACTCTTTATCAAACATCAGTACAGACACTCACTACTTACAATACTACAGTGGTGACTAGTTGGTTTACTACGTTTGGTGATGGTGGTTCGTCATAGGAGGATAAAATGGGAAGAAAAGAATCAAAGAAACATCAACATAAAGACCCCGATAATTGTAAACCTGTTATGTTCAATAGGGAACGGCAGGCAAAAAGGTTAGGCTCTCTTCATAAGAGTTCTAGCTTGTACCACTTAAAGCCAGTAGAAGAGCTTTTATGTGAATTAATGAAAGACTACTACCCTGTCGAGTGGTGTTATGACGTTAATGCTCAAGAGATACCTTGGTTTAGGACACTAAACTATACTGAGTATGCTCATTCATTGATTATTCATCCACTTAATGAATACTTAAAGTCTAATCAGCTTCGTGCGGCTACAGATGGTAGCCAGACTATATACGATGATTGGTGTGACTACTTTAAGAGTAAGATTGGTGCAGGCACTTCTAATAAGTACGCTAAACGTGGTGACTCTACTAAGTTTGAACATCGTAAGGCTCTATGTGTATTGGTAGGAAGTAATAAAATCAAAGAGCGTCTTTGTTTAAATAAGATGAGACACATACAAGAAGTATGGGGAGATGAGGTGTGGTTTAAGCCACATCCTATAACAACGCATCAGATTATTGGAGAGTTAAAAGATATGATGGGCGAGGAAAACATCTTACCCAGAAATTGTGATGTATACTATTTCTTAAGAGGTGCTGAGAAGGTGTATACTACCCATATGAGTGAGACAGCGTTGTATGCTACAGTCCTTGGTAAAGAGATTGAACCAATGGAAGTTATACAACATGTTCATCAAGGTTCATTCTACTGGATAAATAGATATTTGTTTGATAATTGTGTTCATGGTAAATCTAATGAACATTTTATTAACTACGGCTTTAGTAACTATAGGTCTGGTATCTTTAATCCTGAAGTAGATAGGGATTGGGAGGGTAAGCTAGACAAATACCTGAAGTGGATTATGGGTGAAAGAGAACTTTATAAGACTTGGTATATTGATGGCAAGGAGGAATACAGGCGACATCAAAATATTTGATTAAAATGACGTAAATTGGAACCAACGAAAAGATGGAGAATATTGTAAATGGAAGTCTATGCGGAGTATGGAGCTATAGGCGTAATTGTTTCTTTATTTGTAATGCTGATATTGAATCTTATCAAAAGTCAGCGAGCCCAGACGAAGTACATAAATGATATTGTTTTGCATATCGCTAAAGTAGAGGGATTGTGTGTAAACATGCATAGTATACTTTTAAAGGTTTTGGATAGGTGGACTCGTAGCGATGAGACCTCTCTTAGACATCGGGAAGACATAATTAAAGAGTTAAATGATGTGACAGATGACCTGTCATTCTTGAAAGGAAGGATAAACGGTGGAACCCGTGGATAGTTTGAAAGTATGCTGTATGAGCTTAGGGAACTATTTGTTGTCCTTATCTGATATCAGCCTAGTATTACAATGTATGGTAGCTATAATGACAATAGTCTACCTTGGTTATAAAATAAAAACAATAAGGAGTTCTTAATGGATTGGATTGCTGACCATTGGACAACTTGTCTTGCCATCTTTTGGATGCTGGAGAAGGTTGTTAAACTAACGCCTGTCTCTTATGACGATATCTTGTTAGATATTGTTTGGAGCGGAATCAAAAAAGCAGTACAGGGGAAGAAGAAATAGACTTCCGAACTGCAGTTGGACAAGTCTTGAAACACGAAGGGGGTTATGTGCACGATAAACACGACCCCGGTGGGGAGACGAAATTTGGTATATCCAGAAGGGCATACCCTGATTTGGATATAAAGAACCTTTCAGTTACTACCGCTTGTGACATTTACGAACGTGACTATTGGAATAAGGCTAAGTGTGACAAGCTACCCCCAAAATTGAGACTGATTTACTTCGACATGGTTGTTAACATGGGAAAGAAAAGGGCTGTTAAGATATTGCAGACGGCTATTAATAATAAGGGAGTCCCGACCACTATTGACGGTGGTATTGGGCCTCAGACCTTAAGAAACTTACGGAAATCGAAGTTGGAACCTGCCAGATTGCGAGCCTATAGAGTAAAATACTATGGGGATTTGTGTGGGCGAAAACCTAGTTTAGAGAGATATTATTACGGATGGTACACGAGGGCAATAGCCACATAACATTACCAGACACTGGAGAGACTATTTATACGAAGTTAGAGATAAAATCCTCCAAGCGGTGGAAGAATAATCCACCCGACAGTTGTCCTGTTTGTGGTCATACGGATGTACAGGGAGTAGAAATATTGGGGGCTATAGATGGCCCCTTATTCTGGGAATGCGCAAAATGTGGGGATAGGTTCCTCAGATTTACTAAAGCGACTACCATAGGGTATCTTGACAAAACGAAGGACTTGTACATAGACCTAGAAGGATTTGATAAAATATGGGAGCAAATACCAAATTAGATAAAGGGGTAGTAAGACGTGGAATCGTTACACCAGATAAGCATTTTCCTTACCACTCGAAAGAGGCGATAGATGTTGTCTGTCAGGCTATCAAGATTACCAAGCCAGATTTCTACGTCGACCTCGGCGACACTGGTGAATTCTCATCCGTTTCCAACCATCAATGGAAGCGAAAAAAGCGGCCACCTCTCGAATACCAGCTACCAAGGGTATACGAAGACCTCAAGGCTGTTAACGAGGGAATGGACATTATAGATGAAGCACTCAATAAGGCAAAAGTCAAAGAGCGTTATTTCACTGAGGGCAATCATGACGATTGGCTCAACAGATTTTCAGAAGAGAATCCATACCTACAGGGATTGAATGTACAGGATGGATTATTATTAAGACAGAGAGGCTATGAGTATTACCCTGCTGGTAAATACCTTAAGATGGGAGACCTGTATTTTTATCACGGTCACCACTTCGCTGGTATCTATCATACACGTAATCACCTGACTAAATTAGGATGCAATATAATGTATGGACATCATCACGACTTGCAGATGTGCAGTGTTACTCACATGGATGGGCCAAAGTCTGCTTGGTCAATCGGGTGCTTAAAGGATACATCAGATGAGACTAACGCTTGGCTTGGTAATAGGAAAACTAATTGGGCACATGCCTTTGCAGTTGTTGATTATTACACAGACAGTAGGTTCACAGTGCATGTTGTTAATATCATTGACGGCGTTACAACATTGTGGGGAGAGGTGCTAGACGGAAATGCCTAAGCAATATTTTGAAATAAGTAAGTTTGTATATGGTATCGTTGGTAAGCCACAGGATTCAAGGGATATACCACCTGATGCCGCAAGTAACAGCTTAAATGTGGAACCATTAACTAAGGGTGAGATACAAGGTATACCTGATGATAGATTCTTGAAGAGAAGCGGATTTGTAAATACAGTTAGTAGTGTCTACTATAAACAAGGTGGAGCTTCTTCTGGTACTAGCGGTGGTGCTTCCTCAGGCTCTCACAACATAGACCCCCCTTCATAATATGGCTATAACAGAATCAACCAAGTATAATCAAGACTTTCTAGAAGTAGCTGGAGTTTTCAGCGGTTCAGTTGAGACTGATTATGCGGTTAAAGTAAATGATAGTGAAAAGTGGGCTTGGAGAAGTAAAGCGCATGATTCATCTACTGGTTGGACTGCATGGTCTTCTTATGAGGATATAGTAGCTAATGATGTAGAAGCTTTATCTAATAGTATTACAATAAAATTTACTCGTGCAGACACCGCAGATTACAATGATGGTGACTATTGGTCGTTCACAGCTTATGTTGATTTAGTTGTTGCTGGAGAAGATGATACTTATGATAGTATGACTATACTGGAGAAGGAAGATGAATCTGACTTAGTTCTTATATCTAAAAAAAGTGGTACTGTTACTGTTATAAGCAACTTCGATGGCGATTCTCCTGCGATAAGCGAAGAGGTAGCTAATATAGGTTCTACTGATACAATAGATTATGAACGTAATAATAAAGAAATATACATAGCTACTGGTAAGAAGAATGGCCCAAGGTGGCTTGGCTATGTTAATTCCAGTACCTTTAATGGCCCCTCTGAAACACCTGAGGTTTATAGTTGCAATGCATTCGACTTAGTAGGCGGAGGTGAACCACCTAATGAAGATGTCTTTGACATAGGTTGTGTTATTAAAGGTGACGATGTCATATCCAATGAGGCTGAACTTCTTGTTGGAATAAATGTGGACGGTGAAAGAGCAGACAAGTTTTTACACGTATATAACAGAGATGTAAACAAAGTGTTTAAGTTTGCTACAAATAATGTACCAATTATGATAAAGAAGTGGTACAAGCTAAATGAAGATGCTGGAGCCATAACTCAGAGATGTACTGGCGTTGCTGTATTAACAAGACCAGCTTCCCCTGAGTTTTGCGCTGAACTTCAGTTATGGTCAGTTCCAGAGTCTGGAGCAACCATTGGTCAGGATACCAACTTAGTGAAGACTTTGAAAATAAAAGCTCCAGTTGGTGTTGGTGGTGGTACAATAGATTTTATAAAAGACTTTCAAATTATGCCATCTCATACCGATTTAAGTAGTGGTTCTCTTACGTGGACTCTGTTTATTGCCGCTAATAAACAAGGTAGGAGTGAATACCGTACGTCTGATGCTAGTAACTACCAATGGATATGGAAAAATACTGATTTTGATTCTAAAAACGATGGTGATACAGTTGATGGATGGATAAATGTCACACCTAAGATGACTTTTGCAGATGAAGCTTGGGATTGGAATGCAGGTACTGAGAAAGCTGGTTCATGGTGGTGGATGGCACGACAAACTGGTACTGGTGCTTATGCAAATAAGATAACAGCTATAAGTGCAGACACTTTTAATTGGTCTGGTCAATATGTTCATGACTTCCCTACTTATCACCTAATAGAGGCTGGCGGATATGACGACGATGGCGAGAACCCAACTGTTATGTGGACTTGTAAGCTTAGACCTATGGAATTAACAGGCAGTACTTCGTTAATATCTCATAAGGGGTCGGCTCTTACTACGGCTGAAAGCACTGCACAAGGTGGTAACTGGTATTCTACTTTAGTGGGCCCATTTATTAATGATGATTATACAGTCAACAAAACACAGAGAACTTTTAGAGCCGCTAATTGGGTTACTTACAATATTCCAGTAGATGCAACTGGTAGTAATCAGTATCCTATACTATTACATCAAGATGATTGGAATCATGGCATGGAACCACAGGATAGATTCATGCAGAATCATAATGTTGTTATACCAGATTGGCTTTTTACTCAGTATGGAAGTGCTACTGGTAGAAGAGTAAATCTAAAATCATGTCCATCAAGACATCCAAACTTTGGAGTAAAGGGTAGATTCCATATCTATGGACAAAGATACCCATCTTCTGCAAATGGTGTAAGAATGGGTATGCATTACTATAGACCCGGAAATCATACTCACTATTGTATTAAAGCAAGTTATGATGCTAATGATGCCAAGCATCACTGGACAGAGATAGATAGACCTCATATATTTCCCAATACTGGAGGAGCAACAATATTTAGTAACTGGTCTAGTGGAGACCAAGCATGGGGAACTACTGCTGAAGATTCTGTAAAGTTCAATAAACTACCTTACGATACATTAATAGGTAGTGACGATAAATATAGGTGGAGATTGGCCGAAGGCCCAATGCTTTACAACCTTATGGTAATATCAGGGCCACCAGTAGAGTATGCATCATTTCCTAGTAATATGGTGTCAGTTAAAGAAAGAGCTTTTATAATGGGTGTTCCTTATGGTAAAGCAACTAATAAACAGTTGTGTCTAGCTCATATGAACTTACCATATTCTAGCTATACCGACACTGCCGCAATTACTAGTGAATTTTCAGCTTCTACTGCATTCTTAAATCTTGAAACACCAGTAGATGGTGGTGATGAGTGGGCAGGTGCGTCAGATATTAAGAAAGTGTTCTATAAAATAACCTTTATATATGATGGTTATCAAGAGACCGTCCCACTATCAAAGACTGCTGTATGGAGTAGTGGAACTGCTCTGAACTATAATTTAAAGTTTGATATTAGGGTTGATGATAGTTTTGAAATTTCTAAAAGAATAGCCTCATTCGCTGTCTATAGAGCATATTCTCAAACACAATCCGATACTAAGCCAGAAGGACACTATAGGTTCTTAGAAGAAGTTGACTTGCTTAGTTTCAATCATAGTGCGGCTAACTCAAGATGGGAATATACAGTATATGATGACGGTGATGTAGAAGGTTCTTATGAAGCTATTAACGGTATCAGTGAGAATATGCATTCACTTAATATTAGGTACACGTGTAATGCACAGCAGAATGGATTCCACTTTGTAGGGAATGTTAGTCATTCTCAGTTCCCTGATGCTGAAAATTATATATTCAGGTCACAGGCTGGTAAGTTCTCCATATTTGATTGGTCAAGAGATTTCATTGTATTACCGTTTGTACCTGTAGCAATGAAAGGTTTCGTTGGGAAACTGTATGCCTTTGGTAAGAATCAGATTGCAGTTATAAATCCAGAGTCAATGTTTATAGAAGATGTAATTGATGGAGTAGGATGTATAGGGCCGAAGTCAGTAATGGTAGCAGAAAACGGTATGTTCTGGGTAGACCATAGAAACGCATACTTAGCGGCTCCATCGTTTAGAACTGTGGCTGACAATATTGTTGACATAGAAACCAATGGGTGGATGAACCTTACTAATGCTATACGTGACAAAGTTGTATTAGCATATGACTCTAAGAGGAAGTCCTTCCTAATCTTCTTCCAAAATGCAGCACTTGAAAATAGATGTTGGGCTTATACTGCACCAGATAAGAGATGGGATTTATGGGAAGTATCTGGAGAAGTAAAAGATTCTGTGCAAAGTAGAGATGGTAGTGCAGTGCTATTACTTAATAATAGTACAGTATGTAAATATCTATCTGGCCCTAATCGTAGAGATTGGTCATGGGAAAGTAAGAAGATGACCTTTCAACAGGACATGGTAGACAAGAAGATAAGAAATTTAAAGCTTGAAGCGAGTAGTAGAGCTAGCACTGCTTTATATTATAAAGTGGATGGCAGTTCTGCTTGGACAGCAGGAACAGATGTTAGTACTAAGTTTACTGGCTCTAATAATAGAGCATTGACCCTGACTGTAGCTGATAAGGGCAAGCAACACTGGGTAAAGATGAAGGCCACTGGAAACAACGATACTGCTGGCAGTAATATTAAGGCATATGCTATGTCTGCCATATACAAACCTAAGAGGCCTAAGTAGTGTTTTGCGTTGATATAGGATGGATTATGCTAGGATTAGCTAGTCTACTTATTGCTGTTGGCTATAAAATAGCAATCTTTGGAGGTAGTAGTGGCAATAACTAAGGTTATAAAGCGTAGAAAGAAGATGGTTGCAACTGGTAGAAATCATTTTTCAGATGAGCCTATGGATGCTACTAAAGATATAGTGGATAAGATAGATTCACTTACTGATAAGACTGATATGAAAACTGGAGCCGTTCAAGAATCAGGCTCAGATAGTACAGTTGGTAGTATGAGAATTGTCAAGGATGGTGAATTATATTATGTAGAATTAAAGACAGGTGATGGTTGGATAAGAAGTGACAATACTTCCGCATCTGGATTTTCAATCAGGTCTAAGGGCGGATAGTGAAGGTCGATAAAGAATTGACATACCTTATGAGAAGAATATCTGAAGGTGAACGTATTGAAGACCCTTGGCCGTCTATTCACGCAACTGATATTTTTACAGATGAGTTCTATAATAGGATGTTAGATAATTTTCCAGACAAGGATGAGTTTGAACAGTGTGTAGACTTTTCCTATGAAAGATATAGGCTTCCAATAGGACGGGACTATGAAAAGTACGATATAGTATGGAAAGAATTGTCTGAGATTCTAACGTCTCCTGAGTTAAAGCATTATTTACTGTCTCAGTTTAAAATCCCACGTGTGAATTTAGAAAAGCCTTGTACGTCATATCCACAGTTAGTAAGGGATGTTGCTGGATACAAAATCTATCCACACCCAGACTCTTCCGCAAAACTTTTAACATTTACGATGTACATGCCAAGGGATAAGAGTCGCCCAGATATTGGGATGTGGATAAACGAATGGGGTAAGAAGGTAGACATATTTAATAGAGCTGAGTATACCCTAGAAAATTATCCTAAGGTACGTCAGATACCATACATCCCGAACTCTTGTGTAATATTTCCTGTGAGCAAATATAGTTTTCATTCAGTAGATTTTTGTAATATAGATGACTATCAAAGAAAAAGCCTGCATAACATATATTATTACGACAAGTCGGTTACAGATGGCTGGACTGAATGAAATTAGAAGTACCAGATTTAACATGGGATTTATTATTAAAAATCTTATTTGTTGTTGGAACAATAACTATAGGTGGGTTTGAGATAAAACACCAGTTTGAAATAATGAAGCTAGATATTGCTAATAACAAGGAAATGATGATAGAATTAATGTCAAAGCATGAAGCTGAAGAAAATGCAAAAATTGAAAAACTTAGTGAAGAGCTAAAGTGGTATCAACGGCTCGGAAAAAACGGAAAAAAGGCAAGGTAATATTATGAGTTGGGTAAAAGACACATATAATAAATTAAGTGGCGCAAGTCTAAAGGAAAATGTCGGACAGTTAGGAGATAGATACGACGAAGCATATGGCGATGTAAGTGCTGGGTATGACAAGCTTAGTGGTTATGCGTCTGAAATGATGAACCCTATGTCTTCTCAGAATCTTAGGATGAAGAGCATAATGGGAGAAGGTTTATCTGATGATGTTGCAGAACAATCTAGGCTAGCTGGTAGGAACATAGCAATGGGAGGGGGAGGTAACGCTACTTCTACTGCCTTTAATGCCGCAGATGCTCAGAACAATGCTACCGCTGATACTATGTCTTCGTTTAATAAGTACTTACAAGGCAATATGAATCAAGGTGCTGGGATGCTCTCAGGTGTTTTAGCCAACCAAGGACAGCTTGCTGGTAATAAATTTAATATGCAAGAGAACCAAAGACAGACTAACAAGCAGTTAGATAGAGCTTCTACACAGTTTGGCGTTAACCTGTTTAGTCAGGGTGCACAGATGGTTGCTGGCATGCCACCTACTGGAATGGCGCAAGGCGGAGAAGTTGAGGCTTCATATGGTGGACGCCCTGATTCATCACAACAACTTAATCAAGATGCGATGCATCATGAAGGTAGCCCTTTCCCATCTCTAAACGATGAAGCTCAGGTGGCTTCAAGAATCCTTGCAAGCGGAATGGCTGAAGGTGGAGAAGTAGGGCCGGGGATGCTTAGTCAAATTATGGGCCCAAATGGCCCAATAGGAATAAAGACTCGCATGGGAGGTGAAACCATTGGCTGAACAAGATAGCCCGTATCCGGGTGACATAGTAGAAGCAAGATTAGAGCCGGGAGAGTTCGTCTTGAATAAGAATTTAGTAGAAGCTGTAGGTGTTGAGAACCTAGAAGAAATGAATAATTCAGTACCTAGATTCAGTCAGTCTGCTCACAGAATGGGTAGAGCCAGAGGTATGGCAGAAGGTGGTGATGTAGCTGATTCTAGAAGGAAAGTTGATAGAGCTACACGTGCATACGTTGGGGGAACGACAACTAAAGGGTCTAGTCCTTCTGATAAGTTTTCCGAAGTACGTAAAATGCATGGTACGGCTGAAAGTTTCACAGCGTTCTTAGATGATATGAAAAAAGGTCGTTTGCGTGACCAGATAGCGGCACGTGGTAGACAAGCCGTTAAGATAGAGAAAGAGAAAGATAGAAAGTTTAGACAGAGCGAAAGAAACTACAGATTTGAATCAGATAGGTTTAGGAGAGCAGAACCCGGTGACATTATGGGTGACTATATGAAGAAGAAGGAACTCTCAGATTCTGTAGGTTGGAGAGACTATGCTAAGAGTAAGGGTCAAAATCTGTATTTACCTAGAAATGTACATGCTGGTGATACGACTCAACTTGGCTCAAACATGAGGCAAGAAGCTCATGCTAAAGCAAATGATTTTGAGACTCTAGCACAGAGTCAGCTTGATAGAATGCGAACTGGTAGAGGATTAGCCAAACGTGAAGGCGAACTTGACGCTGAACATGAAGCTCGTATGAAAGTTACTATGATGAATCCTGCTAAGAAAATTGTAACTCATCCCGGTGGAGTATCTACGGCTGAAGACTTACATATGCAGAAAATGAGCAACCTTGGTTTAGAAGGTTGGGAAACTGGTAAGCCTAGAGATATAGTACAACGTCAGTTAGCCACTCCAATAGGTCAAGAAGGTAGCGGTGATGCCCTAGCAGAGTATGCTAAGAGTATGTTTGGTAGCAAGAAAGACCCCCAAGGTAGAGAAGCTATCATAGATAAGGCTAACAAACTTAAAGGCCTTGTAAGGTCACAAACTGATGCACTTAGGGAAAATTCTTCTGAAGGAGCAGATTATCGAGAATGGGTCAGAGGAGACGAACCAACAGAGCCACCTGCAGAAGTAAAAGGTGGCGCAGAATTTGCTGAAAGCAAAATAGATGAAGCAATGAATTATGCCTTACAAGGCTATCAATCTCCTGCAGAAGCCGCTCGTAGTAAGGTTCAAGAAGCTGGCACTAAAGGACTAAAGGAAAAACTTATGAATTATGGACAAGCAAAAGCTGGAGGTCTAAAGAAATCTTTATCGACCTTTGCTGGTAGCCTATTATATGGACAATCAGGTGGGTATGTACCTCATATGGCAGAAGGTGGTTTCCTCGGTAAGCTAAAATCTGGACTAGCAGGAATGAAGAAACGAGCTGGTGCTACAGATTACCATATGAACCAAGCAGGGGCAGACGCCGCTACTATTGATTCTGGAGTACAAGAATGGGCTGGTGCTACAGAGGGAGAAGGTTCGGTAGGAGAATTTGGTGGAATAGGAGAAGCCGATTTCAACGAACTGAATAAAGGGTTTAACAAGGGCGATGAAGGATGGCAGACCTCAGACGATGTAGCCGCAAGTATTAAGGCTCAGTTTGCTGAAGGAGATGCTCCTGATATGGAATTAGGTTCTCCTGATGTACAACATAAAGTTGGTGCTGGAAGAGCAATGGCTGAAAAGGTGTCTCCACTCTTACAAGCAGGTGCAAAGCTTGGTGGACAGGGACTAGGATTAGCAGGTAAAGCTATAGCAGGAGGAGCTGGCATGATTGGACAAGGGTTCCAAGCGGCAAAGAAGGACTTTCAAGGCGAAGGAAGTAAGATAAAGAAAGCGGCTGGATTCTTAGGGGCTTTAACTGGAGAGATGGCTTCACCCGGTATGCTACAACAACAACGTATGCTTAAAGAACTTGGTATGTTAAATAAAGGTACTGGTTCTAAACCACCAGAGCTAGATGAAGTCTCCGTAGCACCTAAGACTGCTCAAACCGGCCCAATACAAGGCCCACAAGTTGATGTACCTTATAATCAAGGAACTTATTCACAGATGCAAGCCGCACAAGCGGATGATATGACGGAAGAGTTTGAGCGTAGAGAGGCCGCTCACAAGGCTGGACTTGAAGACCCCAGTATAGAACAAGGAGAAGAAGGTTCGTTTCAGGAGAACAGTATGATGAATAGATTTATGGATACTGGAAAAAGCATCTGGGACATGGTTAGTGGAAGACAGGCAGTAGAGGGTCAGCAAAGAGGCGGCTATATTCCTCAATACCAATCTGGTGGGTATGTAACACCACACAATAACACAAGAAGACTATTAAATCAAGCGAGGAACCGTTATGGCAGAAATAGCTAGGCTCAATCTGAGCGCACCCGTGTTCGACCCATCGAGGTCGTTACGAGGTGAATCCGCCCTACCAACAAGTGAACGAATACGTAGAGGTAGGCAAGACGCACTTAACAATGCTTTAAAAATGTATCAGATAAAGGGTGCGAAGTATCAGATGGAGCAAGTAGAGTCTCTAAGGAAGTCTGATGAATTTCTTGCTAAAAATGCAAGCAACTTATTTAATTATAAAGCTGACCCGATGAACCCAGAATCATGGAAGTTCACTAAGCCGGGTGCTCGTGCGGAGTTCTACAAACAATGGAAACAAGAAGTCGGTGGGAACTGGCAAGGCTTTCAAGCAGCTTACGGAGCTGCAAAACAAGCTGAATCTGAAGCTATGCAGAAGAGAATCTTAAACGAAAGGTTTAAGTATCGTACTGAAGGTGAGTATAAAAGAGCATTTAGCAGTAAGATGAATTCTCTAAGCGAAGGAGAACGAAACCAGTTATTCACACATGCTACCCCAGAATTATATTCAATGTTACAACAAACCTATGTAACTAAAGACGCATCTGCTTGGGAAGCTCAAGATTTACTTGACCCACTAGTAGGTGGTGGCTGGATGGAAAGAGATACAGCAGAAGCTATTGACGACAATCTTGGTAAGATTGGATTAGGAGCGGCTGGTGTTGTTGGAGTAGGAGTAGCTCTAAGGAAAGGTAGACCTAAGAAAGCTTGGGATGCGGCAAAGAAGTTGTTTGGTGGAAAAGCTGGTCAAGAAACTGCAGAGACTGCTTCTAAGTGGAGAACTGGTACTCAGATGGAGATGTTTGGTGGTACAATACCATCTAATAAAGTTGGTACTGTTGTTAAAGACGTACAGACCAAGGTAAAGCTTGGTGAACTTACTGGTGGAGAAGGTAAACAGTTAGAGTTAGCCTTCAAGAATGTGTCTAGAAAGAATGGCGGTGACGTACCTGCTAAAGAAGTTGCTGAAGAACTGGCTAAAAGTAAAACTGGTCAAAGTATCCTTAAGAAGATTGGCGGAGGTCTCGGTATAATGGGGCTGACTGTAGGCGGAGCTGGTGCAGGAGGTAAAGCTGGCGAAGTAATAGGAGAGACTGACCCAAGTGGAAGAAGTAAAGGTGCTGAAATAGGTGCTTTAGCTGGTGCTCAACTTCTACCCGGAATGTTTATGACTATGAAAAGTGCCTTAGATAAGAAGGGTGCTAGTTGGGTTATGAAGAAGGTTGTATCCAGAGGAGGGCCAGCGTTAGCGGCTAGAACAATAGCTAAAGTTGGACTAGGTTCTATAGGAGGACTATTCTCTGGTGGAACAGCATCACTACTTGCGGCAGGTTGGTTAGCGGCTGATATAGCGTTAATATATAATATCCTGAAAGAGGAAGAAGACAAAGGAGTAATATAGATGGCGTCAGTTCCACCTAAAGAGTGGGAGCCATCGTTCGACCAAGGAGCAATACGGGAAGCGATAGGTAAATATACTCTTAATCCTGAGATGTTCGATGATGAACAGGTAAAGGAACTAGAGACACACGCATCTCATTACAGAGTGCCGTTTGCACGGTCTGCACAAGACCAAGAAGCCTTCCTTACTAAAGTAATAACAAACCTCGGTAAGGGGTTTATTGAAGGTTTCACTACAATACCTACTGAGAAAATGGGTGGTGAACACCCTACTGACACAGTAGAGGGTATATCAAGAAACTTAGGGCATTTAGCAGGGTTTGTTGGGTATGTACCCGGAGCAAGGTGGATACCGGCTCTAAGGGTGCTTAGAGGGCGTAGTATCCCTATGGCTGGAGCCACAGCCGTTCAAAAAAGATTAGGTAAGGTGTTTAAACCTGCTATGCAAGAAGCTGGGCCTTGGGCTCAGAAGTTTGCAAAGGGTACTGTACTATCTGATATGGCTGGCGGTGCTTTCCATCTTGGGACAGCAAGTGCTATATCAAGTTGGACTGAGGGTATAGATGCTATGGTAGAGAGTGCTGGATTTGGAGCAACCTTTGGAGCTGTCTTTAGAGGCATTGGTAATATGCCCGGATTTGGTAAGCGTTTGAGTGCAACACAACTGAATCAAACATCTGGAGCCCCAGTACTAAGTAAACTAAGTGGTGGTCAGAAGCTAGACCTTAGCTTGAGAACATTGGCTGGTAGTATGTTCCAAGGATTACCATCTAGTATGCAGGGTGCAACTACAGAAGAACAGGTATATGCCTATCTAATGGGTGCTTTCTTTGGATTCAAAGAGACTCCGCTGTCTACGAGAACCTCAAGAGAATTCTTACATAAATTTATGAAAGACAAGGAGGGTGACCTACCAGAAGACCATCCAGAGTTCAAGAATTATACCCCTGAGATGCAAGAAATAATTAAAAATGACTTCCAATATTGGTTCGGCCCAGAAGAAACTAGGTCTTTAGCCTTTAAATTAGCTAAAGAAGGCGGTATCACTATGGAGGATTTAGAGGTAGAAGCTAAAAAGCTTGGTGTAGAAGTCGCTGAAGACCCAGTAACACAAGAAATGTTCTTAGCTCCTACTAAGAGTATGTTAGAAGAACTGAAGGCACGACGAATAGGAGAAGGAGCTTCAGAAGACCAGCATGACATTGATATGCATGCTCATTACGAAGATTTTCGTACTAAAGGTGCTTCGGTATATGGTTTTGTAGAGAGAGAAGCTAGTCCAGCATGGGTAGACGGTAAACCTGCTGACGTAAAGAAGCTTCAAGTATCACTTGAAGTCTGGGAGAAGTGGAAATCATTACACAAGACTAAAAAAGGTGACATAGAAAGACCTGTGCCCGGAGCTAGTGAAGAGATGGTAAGATTCTTCTCTCAGAAGTACGGAGTAAACTTTACAAAGGAACAAGCTGGTTGGTGGAGAGCGTTCTCTGAACAGAATCGTAAGAAAGAAAGGGTTCGTCATCTTACTATGGTAGATGGTCAGCCAGAGTATTTACCTGTGCACGGTATAAATAAAGCTGGTAACCAGAAGAAGATATGGTTTGAGCCACCACTTATTCAAAGAATGTTTGAAAAGATGCTCAATTTACCACAAGAGCAACTAAAACCATTCTACACTATGTACGAACACCTCATTGTAGACGGTAAAGAAATGAATTTGAGTGAGGCTCGTGATACATATTTTGAAGCGGCTAAGAAAAGAATCCAGAAACAGGCGGCTGACCGTTCAGAAAAGATTATGGGTGATGAGTTAAAAGAGATGGCAGAGAGAGCGGCTGATAGACAGGTTGCAACTCAACTGTCTCGACTTATTGATTTTGCTGATAAAGAGAACTATTACTACATAGGTGGTAAGGGTGATAACAAAAGAATGTACTTTGTACAGTATCATCCTAAGATGAGGGGTGATATAAAATCACTTAATGCAAGAATAAAAGAATTAAAGCGAGCATATGCACGTGCCCCAAAAGAAGTTAGGATGCAACCTGCTGAGTTTGATAAAGCTATGGCCATTGGTCTGAAGAACTTTAAAAACTATATGTATTTTGAAGGTAAAGGTGGTGGAACAGATGCGGCGTTAAGGTACAAGAAAGCGTTTGTATCTAATATGATGTATGATTTGACATGGAATGGCGTTGATGTCCCTATGGATAAACCGCTTGATATGCGTGCTATTCTAAAAGATGGTTACCTAAATGCATCTAGGACTCCAGCGAAGGCTTATAATAAGCGTGCACAAATATGGTTTAACACAGGCTTAACTGCTAATCAAAACTACATAAAGAATTTAGTAAAGGATACTATAGACGGTAGGGCGTTTAGGTATATTGCATTCAAAGATGCTAAGAATCCTGCGGAAGTTCCTGTTGGATTACAAGCACAACTCAACACAGAAGCAACAGATGGTGGCCCAATGGCTAGGCGAGATGTCATAGATGCATTGAATACTGACAAGGGGCTACCTACTTCTGGTGGAACGAATAAATCATTTATTGTTTCTTCTCCCGATATAAAGTTAATGGAAGGAGAGAAGGGTTTAGGAGCTGTTCTTGGTAAGTACATGTTTCATACACCATCTAAGGCTATCGAGGAGTGGATGCATCAGGAAAAGATACATATGATATTTCCTGAGTCAGCTTTAAAACAGGTTGGTGGGCGTAAGGTTATTCCATTTAATGTCTGGAACAGCACTGCAGAAGTTAATATTGCTGAGTATGGATATAGATTGCCTATACATAATATTAGGACAATCATGTCTGAAATTACATCTAACAAATCAATTAAGAGCCAGAGGATGCCTAAGCAGATGTTCTCTACACTCAGCTTGTTTGGTTATAGAGATATAGACGGTGCAACAGCTAAAGACATGATAACCTCTCTTATGGGTAGAACTTCTAGAGGTGTTCCTGAGGTAAATGGTTTCTTAAAAGAATATAAAAGTACTTTAGACCCAGTGTTAGAGAATAAACTTATAGAAAGATTGGATGAACTATCGGTCACTAGTCTTCTAGATATAATGCGTGACCCAGAACACAGTGCCTTTGCTCAAAAAGCTTATAAAAAGATTCTTAGACTTAATCAAGAAGTCGTTTCTGAAATGGTTGAAGAAGGTGAGTACAGTAGACAAGAAGCTATGGAAGAAGCCAAGGTTAATATGGAGTTCCAAGGTGTCTTAGACAGGCTCACTAATTTATATCCAGAAGGTAATGTCGGAGCTTATTTGCATAAATGGATGAAGGGCTACCGTATGGTTGCTATGAGAAACTATATAGTAAATAGTATGTCAAAGCCTAAGATAGCCAATGCCGCTTCCGCTAGAATGAGGCCAATAGATGCTGGTATGCGTGAAGAAATAAAGAACATGGATGATAAAACATTCTTTCTTGGTGATAGTCATGGGGACAAGTATTTAGAAGACCCTATCCTGCAGAACGGTGGTGGTAAGTTAAAGGATATATATTATGAATGGAAGGAAGGTAAAAAAGGTGCGTATCGAGACCATCAAGAAGAAGTTGCTCAAATCATGGAAGCTGTGGTTCTTCGTGTTCCTATGGATTCTCCTTCAGGAGCCCATGTACTAAAGTTTGGTGGTTTCACTGGCATAAAGGATTATGGAATCATTACACATGGTAGGACAATGAGAGCATTAGGTGGTGCAGACCTTGATGGAGACAAGGCTCATATACTTTATGGTGGGGAAGGTGGCCTTAAGCCAGAGTGGAAAGAGATGTATAGGGCTCAGAGAAATGAATATATAAAGGGTGAAAAGGGTTCTGAAGTTGAAATGCATAACAAGAATGAAATTGACCCTCAAAATGGCATGACCTACAGACAGCAACTTATAATGAACGACCCAGAGGTAATGAAACAAGCTGAAGCTCCACAGACTTACTATGACCCTTATTGGAGATACTTTATGAGCGAAGGGGCGCATACTGGACGTGACTCTTTAAAGAGAGCAGTCGTTGGTAGGTCTAAGATTATAGGTGCTTATAATGCTATTCGTGCTACTGAAAAGCCTCAGACATGGTGGATGACGTTAAAAGTTGAGAATAAGAAAGGCGACTTAGAAGATGTTAGCGTCAGGGCTAGGATTACTCAAGACGCTTATTATGTACCATATGTTTTTAACAAAAGAACTGTAAAGATGGCAGTGTTTAGGGTTAAAAAGGGAGAAGAGGATTTAGAAAGATTTAGAAATATGGCTAGGACTGCTACTGCCCTTGGTTCAGACCCTATGGATGAAGCAGGATTAATACCACCTGCTGAGATGACCAAGAAGATGCTTGATTCATTGTTTTCATATGAGATTCATAACTATGACACCAAGACTCATGGCAACTTTAAGAACGAAGGCCTGACGGCAGAAACTGATGGTAAGCACAATATAAGATTTCGTGGACTACATAGTTCATTCGGTGATATCAATAACTTATTATATGGTCATAACTGGAATACAGGTCGTCGTCATAGCTATGCTGATATAGCCAAGGGTATGTATAAGCTTGATTTCTTACCTGAGAATTCTAGGAATACATTTCTTCCACAATTAGCTGAGCAACTTAAAGGTTTAAATTGGAGTGATAATATATTTAGACGTGTAGATTTTGATGTTTTGGAGAAAATGTATCTTGAGAACAATGAGGCTGTACAGGGTAAGGAATGGTTAAGAGATATATTAAATAGAAAAAGCATTGGTACTCCTTGGGCAGTCTTAGTTGGAGAAGTAAGGAAAAGAAAACTTTGGGACGCTGATGTCAGGAAGAGGTATGTTGATGATAATGAGCTGTGGAAAGAAATATACAAGATTTCATATGCAACGAATAAAGATGGTGAAAAATTATTTACATTAGGTAATCCTAATCTACCAAGTGAAGTGTGGAATATCTATGGTCAGAAGCCAGACAACCTCAACTTTAGAAAAGCTTGGTTAGATGCTGTAGCTTATAAAGCTGAAGATTTTGTTATCAATGACTTGAGTGACATGACTACTATAAAAAGGCTTACAGATATAGTTGAAAAAGGAAACTTTCTTCCCTCTAGGGTAGCTGAGATTCATAGCTTAACTGAATTTGTCAAGAACCAGCATGCCATGAGGAGTAAGCAAAGGAAAGAAATACCAGTTGATGTACAAGAAACTATTTACGATGATAAATCTTATGGAGATGCTAGGTCAGCTAAGACTGACCAGCTAGGAATAGACTCAATAGTTAGGCGACACAAAGGCAACATGAATGCTGGCGAGAAAGAGCTGTATGATACTTTGTTACTTGGTACTTTTCAGAAGAGTAATCTGAATAAGATAGCAGAGCTTCAACAACTTGATAACCCAAGTAAAGACCAAGAATTAATGCTTGGGCACTTAGAGAAAGCGGCTAATAATACGAGTCTTGTACAAGTTGGGTTAAGTAGCAGTGCTGTAAGTGATGTAAGTGTAAAGAAGTTCTTTGATGAATATGATAAGCTATGGAAAAAGGCATTTGAAAAGCCGTCAAAGGAAGATGTTGAGCTTATTGATGGCGTATTTCATAAGAAGAAGAAGACAAAGCTCCTTGGTGATGATGGTAAGATTGTAGAAGGTAGTATCATAGAAGAATCTGACCTCGATATAGGTACTAGGAAGTATCTAGATGAAATACATCCATTTGTTGGCTTACATAAGGGTAAGGTAAAAGACCCAGAGCTAAAAGAAGCCTACTATGAAATCAAAGATGCTCTTAAAAATATGCACAACTCTGATGCTATGAACTTAAACTTCTTATTTAGGACTATTACTGGTAAGAACCTGAATAAAGCTAATAAGATGGACATACTTGACTTCTCTAGGTACTTAAAGCATTTAAATACTCCTTCATTTTGGCGACGTTCTTGGGATTTTATGACAGGTAAGAGTGATGAGATAAAACGAGTCTATTATTGGCAGTTTCCAGCCGCTATAGATAGAAATCTCCAGAAATCACCTGCTATGCGACAGTTGAAAGAGACTATGAGCCCGTATAGAGACCATTTAGGCAACACTATCATGGGTAAAGGTCTTATTCCAATGAGTCCTATAGGAGAAATACAGAACTTCTCATCAAAGAATATTGAACTATCTATGCAACAGATTGATGAAGAGAAGAGTACTCTAAGGGACAAGCTGTCTCCCTACGTTGCTAGTATAGAAGAGGGTGACATATTACATGACCTAGCTATCGTAACAAGAGAACGTGGTATGAAGGACATATTGCACACTAACCCTAAAGAAAACCCAGTTCTACTTAATCACCACCAGATGATATACGAAAACAACTTCACTCAGATGAGACCACAGTATCAAGCTGTCAAGGATAAGATATATAGGATAGTTGTAGATGGGAATGTTGAGCTAAAAACTGGTCAGGACATTATACAGTCTATTAATAAGATTTATACTACACAGAATGAAAAGATGCATTCACTACTTACTGGTCAGACAGATAAGATAGAAAAATGGTTAAGTCATGCTCGTGATGCAAATGGAAAAGAAACTTGGGCTGGGTTAGATAAACTTCGTTGGAAGTGGACTACTTATATGAATGGCTTGATGCGTGATGGTAAGAGGATACCAATAGAGGAGCTTGGTATTGACGGTGTAAGGCAGGTAGCTAAAAGAATTATGGAAAGTTATACCCCAGAGAAGATGCGTACTCCAGAGAATCTTGCTAAGATGAGAGAGAGAATGAGGGTTAACGAAGAATGGGATGTAACTAAGAAGCTTCCATTTCAGTCCTATTTCCCACACATATCTTTTGATAGAAAGGTTGCTGATAAAAATCTAAATGCTGCAATAGAATATGTTATGAAGACTAGTGACCTGACTAAGGAAGAGAGAAACAGGGCGTTAGCTAAGCTTGTGACACATCACAAACAACTTACTGGAGATTTGATTGACACTACAATGGGTGAGAACTTCGATGCTATGCAAGAAGTCATGACTAACATGGCAACTGGTAAGAAGAAAAAGGCACAGAATATATTATCAGGTAGTCTGAAGAAGGTAGGTAGTCAGTTCACTCGTAGTGCTCACATAGGTGGGTGGGACAGGACACCTGAAGCCTATGAAAATTACATGAAAAATATTATAAAGACTTTCTATGACCAGACTATGCAGGTCGCTAATAGAACTACTATAAATGAATTCTATAAAAACTTTACCAAAGGTGGTAAGAACCAAGAGTTAGGAAGCAAATGGGTGAACTTCTTTAAGCTGTATGCTCAAGGAGCAATGGGCTATCCAGTTCATATACCTGAGAAGGTTATGAATGACCCTGCTATGAAGATAAAGAAGACACCATACAAATGGTTTGCTGACAGCCAGACTAAGAAGCGAATTGATAACATACGGAAAAAACTGGGCGTCGCACGAAAGACGTTAAAGAAATGGAAGCTTGATGATGAAACTATAGATGAGTTAGCCGGAGTTGAATACGGACAACTTAATTCTTGGTCTGCGCTGGAAGCAAAATACGAGCTAGCCGCTTTGCTTGCTCACCCTAAGAGTATGATAGCTAACCTATATGGTGGTACTGCACATACTGTAATGAGTACTGGAGTAGGTAACTGGAGAAATGCTAGGAACTTTGAATACTTAAAGACCCACGTTAATCCAGAGTGGAAAGGTATGCAAGATGTACAGAAGTGGTTACAGAAGCTTGGTATAACTGAAGAGTTCCTTATCTATGAAGCTGGTCTTAACCCTAATATTAAGTCGAAGCGATACCAGAGCTTTGTAAAGGAAGTTACAGCTAAGCTTAAAAAAGACCCTAACATGGCAGACACTACTCTATTAGAGTTGAAACGTAAGTATAAACTTACTGATACTATGTGGAATTTTGCGGCAAGCTTCATGCGTATCCCTGAAAGAACATTGAGACGTGATGCATTTATGTCTCATTATCTACAGGCTAGAGAGAAATTTGGTAATGCAATTAAAGATTATGACCATCCGTTCTTAATAGAGATGGCTAAAAGGGGTGTAAAAGCTACCCAGTTCTTATACTCCGCACCACACAGACCGATGTGGACGAACAGCGCCTTGGGTAGGGTGTTCAGTAGATTCCAGTTATGGAGCTGGAACAGTGTGCGTTTTAGAAACGATACGATTAGAGAAGCGAAGCTACACGGCTATCAGCCGGGTACTGAATCGTTTGACAGACTTAAAAGAACAGCTCAAGCAGATATGTTTATGTTAGGTATGTCTAACCTCTTCTTATATAGTTTATTTGAAAACGCACTTCCAGCTCCTTGGAATTGGTTTCAAGATACCGCTGATTGGTTATTGGGTGACGATAAAGCAAGAGAACGTGCGTTCTACGGCTCTCCTTTCGGCCCATTACAAATGATAACACCACCAGTATTGCGGTTGTTACCGCCAATGTTTAAAGGAATGATTAACGATGATTGGTCTAAGTTAACTGATTACTACCTTTGGACTATGATGCCATTCGGAAGAATGATAAGAGATGTTGCTGGGCCCGGCGGTGCTATAGAGAACCCATATTATGCAGTAACTAAGTTAACTGGTCTACCAATACTAGAACTAGGAGAGCTATTTAGAGGAGAAGACGATGAAGCCGAGTGAAGAAGGAGCCCCTTGGGTTAGAAACGAGGATGGTTCATATCAATCACCTAATGAAGATAAAAAAGAACCTAAGGTTGTTGCATGGGACAGCAATACTGTCAGCAGTAACCGTATTGGTTCATTAAATAAGTTACCGAGCGATGGCGGTTAGAGGAGTAGGAACACTAATAGGCATGGCCTTAGGGTCTCAGGTATCTGACGAAGAGAACTTTGAAGATGACTTGAGAAATGCTGGCGTTGGTGGCATAGCAGGTATGTTACCTATGAAAGCGGCTGAGAAGTTTATGGGTGAGTCTGGCCTAAGGATGAGAAATATGTCTGAAGGTGCTTACAGTATGGAACCCATGAGTCCTAGAAACCAAGCTGAACGTATTGCTCAGAAGTACAAGGGTAATTTAGGAACAAGTGTTGTTCGTAATTTTACTACTACTGTTAAGGGTGAGCAACTAGATGAACTAGCCGCAGTTTTACCTAAACACCTTGATGCTGATGGTGTAGTGAATAAGTTTGACCAATATAGGTCTGGTCAGGGTATGATGAACGCTACCCCAGAAGAATTAAGATTAAAAGTTATATCAGAACAGGCTGGTACTAGGAATAAAAGAGTTAGGTCTATTATAGATGATATTGATACTACACTTGAAGGAAAAGGCTTATCACCGGGCAGAAGGCTTCAACTTGCTCAAAGAGCTAGGCGATTAACTGGTCAACTAGAGAGAAGTGGTGAGTTTGGTCGCAAATATCGCCATGAAATAGCCAAAAATGAGATTCAAGCACTGTCTTGGGGACGTAAATGGGACGTTGGAAGGCTTAGAGAAGCTGGTTTTGACTATAAAGGGCTGTATAAGTGGGGTGATATTAAAGGTTATCTACCTAATGAAGCTGTAGTTGGTTGGGAAACAGACGCTAATAAGGTATCTAAGTGGTGGGGTGGCAAGATGCTATCTGATAGGTCTACTATACCAGTAGCTTTTCATACTCATAGAGGTGATAGGTTGCTTATGTCTAAACAACTTAGTAGAAATAATACTTGGGCAAAAAGAATATCTTATGGACTAGCTAGTGGTCGACTTGCTCCAAATATGGAGAGTTTAACGTCACGTTTAGTCCAAGAATTTACTCAAGACCCAAGGTTCTTCATTGATATGAGAGAAAAAGATGCAGGTTTAACTATTAAAGCCCTAGCCGAGAGAACTGCTAAATATATAGAGAAAAGTGGTGGACTAAGAAAAGATAGTCTTGGTAGATTCAACACACCCTCAGTTGCAAGAAACTTAGGGATAACAAAGCAATATTTGCTAGGTGGAGTCAGTTCAGTTGGAGAATACAGGCCATTCATGGATAAGGGACAGTTAAAGGTAGCCGCTAGAGTTATGGTGTCTGACTTTCAAGACTTACCCGGTTCACAACAATTAGGTGTTCAAAAAAGACCACCTCTTATTTTAAATGATTACCATTCTACTTGGACTCCTGATAAAGGAAACAAGTACTATACTACCGCCGCCAATCCTTTTAAAGGACACTCATTCGGCATGCTAGATGACAAAAGATTGAGAGGTCGTACTGAAATTAGTTTAGCACGACAGAAGGGGCGAGTAGCCGCTGGGAAGCAAGCAGTAAAGGAAGTGATTAAAAGTCCCGTCAGTGCCCTAAAATACGGCTTAAAAGGGCATAGACTACTCAAGCTTGGGGCTGTAGCCGCCGCTGTAGCAGGTTCGGCCTATCCTTTATACGCTTCCAGTGAAAACGACTAGTGCAAGAAGTTAAAATAAAACAGGAAGGCGAATCCTTCATAAGTGGTTGGAAAATAAATCTTTCTGTTTGTGATGATGTATTATCTGAAATTTTTAGACTATTTGATGAGTCTTCTAATTATGATAAGGTAAGGGGTTACCATCGGATAACAAGTGGTGCAATGAGAAAGAGTGTAAGGAAAAAGTATCTACAGCAAGTAGATTATTGTTTCTCACATTATAGAGAGAAGTTCAACTGGGTAGACCATTCTGGAGATTGGTTCAGAACGGAGCCCTTCAATTTACAAAGATTTGACCCATTAAACGCCTATTCTCCACGGCACTTAGAGGACGGTGGCCCTGTAGAAGGTAAGCTTATGCGTAAACTGACATGGTGTACCTATCTAAACACCATAAAAAATGGTGGCGAAACTGAATGGCAGTACCAAAAAGTGACCTATCAGCCCGTTAAGGGAGATACTATTATATTTCCTGCGTATTGGACACACCCTCACTGGGGATTACCAGCTATTACGGAAACAAAGTATATCGCAACAGGATGGGCTAGTTACAAGCATCGAGCGTAAAACAATACCTAGAGATTTCTTTCCTGCAGACTTTAGTGTTGGATATAGAGGTACGTTTGATTCAAACAATGCTCAATTTAGGCTAAGAGTACTAAATATTATTAAGCATTGGGATTGGCCTGTAAGATTTGAGTTTGGGAGAACTGGTCATGTGACTATTTGCATGTCTAACGCTCACCATACACCAATTAAGGCTAAACCGTATATCTATGATTTAGCTAGTTGGAATGGTGAAGAGATGAACAATGAGGTCGGTGGTATTACTGATGGGGCATATTGTATTTCAGCATCGACTCAAGAGAATATAGACATCTTTAGGGAAGAAGGTAAGAATAGACCAGCTAATAGAAGGATATTTTGTATAGAAGATATGTATGAGAACCAAGAGCATCCTCCTAATATGGGAAGTGATGGCGTTATGTGGTATGGTCATCATGTGCATCAACATAGTTTCTATAAGCATTATAGAAGAGGGATGAAAGTCATGTCTAAGAACCCTACCAGAAAAATGATTGATATTATGGGTGATGATTTTAGACGTAATTACAGATGGTTTAACTTAGTAGCAGAAGAAAAGCTGTTCAGAGAGAGCTCAGTTGTAGTAATTACTGCTTCTGAAAAGCATAGAGTGTCTAACAATAGGGTTGTTAAAGCTATAATGGCTGGCAAGTTTGTCGTGACACCTAATGTAGAGATGAAGTCTTGGCAGAAGTTTAAAGACTATATCTGGATGGGTGATGTTGACGATGGTATAAAGTGGGCTTTAGAGAACAAACCTGCGGCTTTGTTTATGATTAAGAGGGGGCAGGATTACATAAGACCGATATATAGCCCACGAGTGATTGCTAAACAGTGGAAAGAAATGATTAAGTGGACTTGGGTATCATGGAAACGTCAGCAAATTGAAAAATCATGGAATAAGGGTCGTTAGTGCCTCATCTATTTACTCATATCGCTAAAGTAGGTATTCATGGAAAAGAATTAAAGTTTTTCTGTGAGTCTCCTGAAGAAAACGATATTAAGAGGGATGACATCTTTGATGGACTCTTAACGTGGAGAGCATTGTCTATGTTAAAGAAAGAGCCAGAGACCATCAAGTGGCTTGACAGTATGGAAAAGGGAGATGTATTATGGGATATTGGTGCTTGTGTAGGGGGATACAGCATCTATACAGCAGTTATAAAGCGTTGTAGGGTCATTGCTTTTGAACCTTTTTATGAAAACTTCTACATCTTAGAAAAGAATATAGAATTGAATAAGGTACAAGATATAGTTCTTGCATACCCAATGGCTGTTGGTGAATCTAATAATTATCATATGTTAGGTATACGTAATGGTGCTCAAGGTTGTAGTGGGAATGGTGCTATGTCAAGTCCTAGTGAAACGAGAGACCCAAAGAATTTTAGAAGAATCACTGGCTGTGTTATGGATAGTATGGATAATATGGTGGATAAAGGTATGCCTTACCCTACTCATATAAAGATAGATGTTGACGGTATTGAACCAGAGATAATAAATGGTGGCTTAAAGAAGGTGATACCACAGTGTAAGTCTATATTAGTTGAACTTGAAGCATTTTTAGGAGACCAGCTACCCATTAGAAAGAAAGTACGGGAAGGTCATAAGAAGGTTATAGACATTCTACTTAGTATGGGATTTAAGATTGATGCAGAGTTATATGAAATATCTGCTAGGACTAACGATGATTTAGGACACTATAGTGGTGATTTTGTCGGTATGAGAAATGTTGTTTTTAGCCGATTCATTTAATGCTTAATCTTTTTTAAAGTAAAAAGGGGTGTTACCCCCTTAGTACCCAGTATTTAAAGAAGGAGTGACTATATGATTAAAGTAATCACATCCTTTTGACACGATACAATCTTTACCTGCTAATTCTTCGTCTATCCACATATGCATAGCTTTGCCCTTTTTGTCGTATCGAAGCATACACCCTAAACACTTACCAGAGTTCCAGTTAGCGCAATAACCTTGCGCATTACTCAAAGCTCGATTCGTCATAGAACCTCCATCTTACTTGGTAATAGTTTTCGTCGTTTAGCCTACCAGTTTCTAAGAAATGGTATGCTTGTTCTAGGGCACTTGGGGGAACAGGAGTGGGTGAAGGAGCTTCTTCACTATATTGGTTGGTAGCTGTGAGTTTCCCGTTCCCCCGAGATTTTATTTCAAGAGTTTGCCTTCGTCTTCGTCTGTCCATTTGCAAGCTGACTTTATATTCTGTATCAATGTATCAATCTTTGTACAATAATCTAACTGATTCTCTTCGTATTGTTTAGTATAAAGCGTGTGCAATCCACTGAGTAACATCGTTACCGTTTCCGGCTCGGCTTGAAACCCAGATTGGTTGACTTTAGGTTCGTCACGTTTCTCTTTCAATTCAATAAGAGTAGCAGAGAGATATGTTGATAGGTCTATGGCTTCTTCAATAGATTCTTTCAAGTTATCTCTTCCTCCTTCTCCTTTGACAGGTATATCACCTCCGTACCGCTTCTGGCCCAATTCGAGCCTTTGGCGGATTAGAGCTAAAACCTTATCGTTACTCGTTATCTTCAGCGTGTTCGCCACACCCGGATTCCATAGTTGTCATTTTCTGTCCTTCGTCTCGTCGTGAATTTTCTGTCGAGTTTCTTCGCAAATCTAGCTACCGCTTGATTCACTAGTGTGTGCTTGAATTTATATTCAGGCACGAATACTGACTGCCCGACATTTAGTTCTGTTAAGAACATGTACTTAGAACGGTATGTTCCAGTATGTCTGGTGTCAATAGGTGGGATAGGCATCCCAGTGTCAAATTGCCAGTTACTCATATTAGTAACGACCTCCTTTGGCGAGCTTCTTCATTACCCATGTGCTAATTTCGTCAGGAAGCTCTTGTACCAACTGTATTAGCACATCAAAATCTTTCTCATTCAGTGGCCCTTTTCTTGCATTACATGCTTTACATATTAACTGCAGATTGTCTTTCGTAGATGCTCCACCTTTAACAAGTGGTATGATATGGTCACAAGCTATATTTCTAAATGTTAGTGGCTTCTCACAGTATCTACAATTCTTACCATACGCATCATAGAACATTTGTCGTATGTCATTCTTTTCTATATCGAAGACTACGTTTGCTTCTTCACTTCGTTTTCTCAAGCTGCTGACCAAGGTACTCATCTTAGCGGACAGCTTTCTATATGCTTTTTCCCAGAATGTACGATGTACAGGATGTAATACTTCCTTAAAGTCCAGTTTTGTTATTAAAACCTTTTTCACTCAACTGTTCCATTCGTTTCCAAGCTGGGCCACCCTTCTCTATCTTACCAATTCTCTCCATCCACTTATAAAACATTATTATTGTTTGGCAGTTAATATTATCAGGATGAAAGGTATAGTCTGACCTCGGATTAAAAGAATACGAAGTCCCAAGATTCTGAAAACTTTTATCGTTTTTAGAGATTCCATAGTCATGCCCTTTTTCTGGCGCACGGGGGGCAGTTGATTCTTCGTTTACCAATGGTCGGGAAGTCTTCGTAGTATAAACATCCACTTAAGTTAATAGTTTTTCGAACTTTTTCCCAGCACTTATGACATCTTTCACAGAAATTTATTCTATATTGACTTGATTTCTTCTCTCCAGCGTGTACATTGTCCATTAATGTCTTTTGTAGACTGTCAGCACTTACTCCTGTTCCTTGTGGTCTAAATAACCAGTTCCATTCTTCCCAAAAGTCTTCATTATCACAACCTTCACGCTTCACTGTTCTTGGCCTGCCCGGACTCTTACCGGCGTGACCTCCCATTTTATTAAATGCTCCCATAGTTCCTCCTTTTATCGGGCTTGACCGACCTCCTTTTGGGAAAGTCGGTCTTCGCCCTCATTCCTTAGTCACACTTGATACAACCCCTATTGTTCATATCAATTTCGACAAGGAGTATTCTGCATAACGATTCCCTGTATGACTCTCAATTCTATTTGTCTTTATCGGATGTCCCTTTTTACGTAATGTATGTATCACTGCCGCAAGTCGGAAGCACCCACAACGATTTAAAGCCATCATTGGTGTTACTTTAACCCCGTCTTTCAATAGTTCTAAAATTACTAACTCTTGGCTAGTTGAACGTCTTGGCATAGGTTCCTTTCTGCTATGACTAAATGTAAATGTGTAGAGAACTTGTAAATACTTATTGAAATATCTATTGCCTTGCTTTCATATGTTTCCTGATTGTAATCCATTTCATTTGTTTCAAGATATATAACACATAGTTGAAACATCTTGAGAAATGTTATGGCACAGCCAGATGGCATTAAGAATATATCTAGTAACCAACTCATCACGACCTCCTTATCCTTTTTATTCGATTGATAGTAAGGCCGGGTACTTTGGCACCTGTAGTAAGTATCTTCTTGGCTTTAATCTTGTCTATCGACTCTGTCATCGTCACCTTCTTGAAATCATCTGGAACTTCATCTTCATCCAAGACAATGGTTGGCCCCCAAGTTTCATACAACTTATACCTTGCGGTATCAGTTTCGAAAACACCGTTCTCATCCCCCAATTCTTCTACTACCATTGGTATTAAAGAAGTATTGAAATAATCTTTTAAGCTTTGAACAGCTTTCCGTCTTACTTTTAATCTAGTTTCTTCAGTTTTGAGAGCTTCAATTTCAGCATCAATTAGATGTTCACGTCTACTTAATTCAACCATGAAATAGTCGATACCATCGACCTTCTTTCTAATTGTACCTCTAACTGCGTCTATTTTTGACAACATTTCGCCGACATCTTCGTCTTCTGTGGTGTACTGAGCCTGTATCTCAAGGTCAATATACTCGCCTAAGAGCTCCTTAGTCGTCTTTTTTGTCATAATTATGACTCTCCTTTTCTAAGATATATTCACATTGTCTCTTTAAAGACCTTTTTTGTTGTGAAGCTATCTCAATGAGACCGAGTTTGACTGCTGTGTCTACCTCGACCTTAATGATGTGTTTTACTTTCATGCTAATCCAATCCCTTCGGTTATAGGTAAGCGGAAAGATGGACGCCATTCTATGTCTACTTCGAATAGGTCTCCATCAGAATTCTTGAATATTGAGACTGTCTTACCTTTCTCATCTTGCCTACCGTTAATACCAATTACTTTTCTTGATGCATTCTCTATAGCACCACTGCCCTTACCAGCATAAATATCAAGTACTTCATTTCTACTATAATCTCTCGATACTTGAGAAATTTGTATAATGATAATATCCATATTTACAGCCAGATTAGACAAAAAGTGACTGATATAGCGAATCTGTTCATATTCACCCCTGATGTTTCTAGGAGTTTCTAGTAAATCAATATAGTCAATGACTACTACAGTAGGTTGAAGTTCAGCAATCTTTTGTTGAATCATCTCTGGTGTAGCAGACACAGTTTGAACATTTATGTGTTTCACGTAATCTTTAAAAGTTTCACCTATGTAAGCGTGATTTCGTGTAACATGTTCTTTGTCCATACCACTTACTATTTGAAGATGTCTTCTGTGCAAATACCAACCACTTAATTCAAGAGAGAGATACAAAGTAGGTTGTGTCCATTCTCTTCTGATACAATCTTCTTTAAAGTCATAACCTAATATTATGTTTTGAGCTAAAGTAGTTTTGTTACTACCTGTTGGCCCAAAGATTGTAGCTAATTCACCGGGATATATCACACAGTCCTTATCATTCAGTCCGAACATCTTTGCTAAGTCAATTACTCTTCCACTATAATCTGTTTCTAATCTCTCTGTTAAGTCTTTCTGTAACTCTTGAGCACCTTTGACTTCGACTAGATAGTCTTTGTTCTTATAATAAACACATCTTGGTTCGCATACGGACGCTAATATTGTATCGTTACAACCATATTTATATCCATAGTTATATGTTGATTCGACCTTTTCAATAACTACTTGGTTATTTAATTGATTGTCATTCCAATGCAATATCGCCGCTTTAGCCGCCTCACTAGGTACACCATGTCTGCAATAGTGCGAAGCCATTCGCAAAATGGTGTTGTTTCTGTTACCTTGTACAGGCCCACGTTTCCATAGCGTTTGTAAACAAGAGACCACGTTACGTGGCTCTACTATGCTTTTCATGTCCCTGACTTCAGGTACTTCGTCTCTAATAAGACCAATTAGATTACCTTCACCCCACAACTCTGCTATACCGAAATCTAGTCTTCTGTTAGAAGCTAGTTTTTGTATATCTTCAACCTTTAAAGACATTATCTCTGTTCGAGTCAATGGTACTTTAAATAATTGAGATTTAACATTCATTGTATGAGGAAGGCGTATCAAAGCAGTTCTTGAATAGACACTGGCATCAAATACTACGTCTATATCAAAATTTGCTATTGTTTCTTTTACGATGTAAGGTAAATCAGGTGAGGCTTCAAAGCCGAAACACATTTCACTTATGCAGATATGATACCCTGTTCCAGAATAATAACATTGAAAGTTACCATCCTTTAAATCCATAGCGTCTTCTAGGTATTTTACTACTGCTTGAGCTTGTTGTAATGTGTATTCATCTGTGTTTTGTCCTTTGTCAATATCTATAGGTATTTCATCTGCATATCTAGTCCCTAAGAAATTCTTAATACTGCCACTTCTCTTGACAAAGTCGACGGCTTCTTCATTGTACATGTATACACTTCTGAAGACTGCCTGATTAGCACCATGTTCGTAAACCATGTCCCATAGTTCTTCTAATGGAACGAGAGTCCCCCGTTTAGAGGGACTCCCGATAGCTATCTCTACGTACATTTAGAACGTAGTTTGGGAATTTACTTCACCTTCGCCATTAGAAACTGGCGTGGCTGTTGGTTTCCCATCCCATTCCCGGAGTAGACCTTTAGACTTTATGAATGCTATATAGCCTTCTAAGTCCTTCATGCCTGCCGCCGTATTTGGGGTAAGTTTTGGATATACCGTAGTGTATGACTTACTGGGGTCTTTCTTACTGACCTCTTTATAGACATACGCATAGTATTCAAACTTAGGTACTAATGGATTAGTGGAATGATTGTCCTCAAGATATTTACAGAGGTCTTTTATCTCTCCACCATCTTTATCTACCCAGTTACCCTGTACATCCGGGCCTCCTTCAAAGCCTACTACATCAAACAACCAATATAGTCGCTTGAGTAATGTACATGATTTGATATTGCCATTAGCCTCTTTATCGTATGACCCTGCAACTTTTAATTCCGTTGCATACTGTGAGCCATCAATTTGTAGAGTCACAGAAATGAAAACATCTGCCCAGCTATATAGATGAGATTTGCTTTCATAACCCATGATTGCTACTGGAAGGAAACCTAGAAATCTACTTCCACCGTCCTTGGTGGCCTCTAGGTCTGTTGGACGAAAACGAGTATCACTCATTTACACCTCCTTGTAGTTTAGGATTTCATTACACACTGTTTCATAATCAAAGAGCATAACCTTTTGCGCTAGAGGTTTAAGTCTAGAGCCTACGATTCTTTCATCATATGCTTCAAAAGAAACATAGAATTTGCCATCATCCTTATTAGCAGTAGTGTAACCTATGACATCAGCTTTGGCGGCTAATGAGTAGCCAAGCCCTCTCGGGAGTTCCGGCCCTAATTGCGCCTTACCATCTGTCACAACAGTTGTTTTTGAATGTGAAACCAATATAAGATTCCCACCCTTCTTTTTACAGAGGGTTTGAAATCTCTTAATTACATCAATGTTCTTCCGACGAGCTTTACCCCAATCTGCGCCCCATTGACCTTCTCCCATTGCTGAGATACCCAGTTCTTCACATACTATGGCTTCAATCCATGTGTTGACCTGTCCAATAGTATCAATTACTATTGTATCGTAAGGTAATGTATCCCAATCAGTATTTAACCAATTATACACCTCAATAAGAGAGTATGCTTCACAAGGTTCACCCTTGTTATCACCTGTCCTATGAGTATAACCTCGTTCTAACGGTGGGATTAATTCACTCTGCGTTATACCATTCTTTGTCACCTTCTTACCTTCATGTAGTAAAGGTCTATTAGGTGGGTTTAAAGAAGTAATGGTAATAGCATTTGCGCCATCTACGAAATCTGAACCTAAGTCCGTATCTAATAGAAGTACGCCTTCACTGCCTTTCTCACTCCATCTTGAAGTAGCAGTGGTCTTACCTGTCTTAGGTTGCCCTATAAACAGATAAGTCAGACCGGCTGGCATTGCCTTCCAATCTGTCGATACCGTTCGCACGGCTATCTTTGGTTGCATCAGCATCTCCTTGTTTTATAGTTGGTACTATTAAGTTACCAAATTCGACCTCATTTGGGGTCAGGCTAGCCCTAATATAGTCATAAAACGCCAAATTTGCTATGACGTTGTAGACCTGAGCTACCCCATATGACACTATATGTTGTGTTGCAAAAACAGTATGTCTCATACTACACGGTTCTGGTGTCATATCTGCTGTTGGCATCCATGATTCCATGTAATTATCATGTCTAGGTACTACCGTTATCATCTCTGTCACTGTGGCCCCCATGCGTAAATCTATTAAGAACGCATCATTAAATTGTTCACGTGGATGTATGTTCTTCAGTTCCTTCTTCCATCTTTCGTAAACCATCTTCCTTGATTCCATATCATCAGTACAGACTATCATATTAGGAAGTATTGGAGTGCCTCTATCGTAATGGTCTTCTGGAAGGAAGGTCTGCCAATGTTCAGAATACTGCTTATGTAAATTATGAGCAGCTTGTGATTTTGCATTCCCTACTTCATGAAGAGGATATGCTGTTGAGCTAAAGTTATGCTCTTCAACATTGTCACTATCGTATCCGATAATGGTTTTCCATCCCATTATACTAAGTGATTGTACTAGAAAAGAACCAATGCCCCCTAAACCTACAATGCCTATTTCAGACAACTTATTTAAAGGGATAAGGTCTTTGTTACGTAAGAATCTAGTTTTCATTTTAGTCATTA